ATACAAAAATCGCAATTTTACACAACAAGTTATGCCGGGTGGTCCTTCAGAAAATCGGCATCTACTTTTGACGGTGCATACTTTGTTAATGGGCTGTTGTATTTTAACGATAACCCTTCGTTAATGAAAGACATTCACCACGATTTCGGCGGCTACGGCGCCATTGGTGTATATAGCGGAGATGGGCTCATTGTTGCTCCAAAAATAACTAATCCACAGGCTCCTGGTTATTCTTATAGAAATGTAAGTACCGGGACACTCACCGTCCGTGACCCAATGGTGCTTCCAACACGAACAACCATCACGCATGATAATGCTGCCGGGACAACCTATCTCCAGTTCACCGTAGACATCCATATTGCTGACAAAAACGGTGCAAATATTCCCGGCGCATCAGTTCTTTGCAACGATAAAGATGGTAACACCACGGGGGGTTTTGCAGCGCAGACAACCGATGCCAACGGGAACATAACAACACAATACATCTATCGTCAGAAGTGGGTAGGTACTTCTGAAACCGAAACAGATTACTCTCCCCACAAGTTCACCATCTCAAAGGCCGGCTACCAGACCCTCGTCCTCGAAAATATCACGGTAAGCGCACCTATCAAGTGGCACCTTGAACTGAACCCTTCGATCGTTATGTCTCGCATACAGGCAGGTAATTGATATGGCCTATCAACTCATTCAGTCAGTCGCGGCGACCATCGTAGCCAAGGGCTACCTTGCCACGGATCACGTGACGGCGGCCACGGGTTTCGATCCTGCCATCGTCATAAGCAAAAACGCCGGCAACTTCGCCAACCCTGCCGCCGGGGCGAGTGTCATGACCGAGATCCAGACGACCGGATGGTACTCATTCGCGCTCGGGGCGGGCGACACAGGCACGGTCGGGCCGCTCATCATTCGCGCCACTCACGCAACGATGGACGACATAGAGATCGTCTGTCAGGTTGTGGCAGCGAACGTAGTGGACAACGCAGCCATCGCCGACGCGGTGTGGAACGAAGCCATAGCGGATCACGCCGTCTCCACCACCTTCGGAGGCAAGAACCAGAAAGCCGTGCCGTCTGAGGCGATCGACGATTACAAGGTCACCGGATTCAGCACCCACTCGCCTGCCGATGTATGGGCCGTGGCGACGAGGCTACTAACCGCCGGCACAAACATAATACTCGCAAAGGGAGCGGGCGTGACGGGCTTCAACGACGTGTCCTCCGCTGAGGTGCAGACCGCCTGTGATGCCTCACTCGATACCGCCTTCACCGACGCCACAGTGCTGACCACGAACGGCTTTAAGGAACGCATCCGCACCCTTCTGTGGATACTCCGGAACAAGGTCACGATCGTAGACGCGAGCGGCAACACGACCATCTACAAAGACGACTCGATTACCCCGGCACTGACCGTAGCCGCGGCCCTGACTGACAACGGCACCACGACCACCCGTAAGAGGATGGAGTAATGGATTACAAAGAATGGCTCTCCTGGGGCATCTACGGCAACGCCCTCGCCGTCTGGGGCCGGATGGGGTATGTCGTCTCCTGGGGGATGAGTCCGCTCAAGTGGAGTACCCTGTCAATAATTGACCCGGAGATCGTACACCTCACCGCCGCAAGGACATTCATGGCAGTCACCACCCTGCGGAGTAGCATCGCCGCGACTGTCGCCAGGTGCTTCAGCTCCGCCACCTCTGAGCGAACCTTTTCAGTGGCTACCTCGCGCCGCCAAATCGAGGCCATATAATGAGCGATCCCATCACCGAAGTCACCTACCTCGGGCACGACAACACGATCGACCTGCTGCTGAAAGCCGACGACGTGGCGCAGGACCTCGCCGGGTGCACGTCGATGACGATCACCCTCGACGGTAAGACGATCACGAGCGACAACACCGTAGGCGATCCGATCACCTGGGCCCAGGCCGGTTATGCCACGGGTGAGGTGCGCCTCGACCTCGGCGGACAGGCAATCACCGCAGGCACGCACACCGCCTGGCTCGTGGTCTATGATGCGAGCAACCCCGACGGCATCGTCTGGGGCAGCCTGCGCATCACCGTCGTGGCGGAAGTGGAGGCGGAAGGACTCGGTGGGGGAACCATCCCCTGGAAGTACACGGTAACGGACGCGGATACCGGGACGCCTATCAATGGTGTTTTAGTCTGGGTAACCACGGACGCCGCGGGAACTAATTTGATTGCGAGCGGCACGACGAATAGCAGCGGAGAGGTGACATTCAATCTTGATACGGCGGCCACGATATATGTCTGGCGCAGTTGCGCGGGCTACAACTTCACGAATCCCGATATTGAGGCGGTGACACCATGAGTGGCGGATCCGGAACAGGAACAAAGGCGATAGGGCCGGCGGGCAGTGGCGGTATTGTAGTCGCCCCGGCCGAGGAGCCTGTAAGCCTCCTCGAGATCAAACAGCACCTCCGTCTTGATGTTGATGAGACGATCGAGGATGATCTGCTCACACGGAAGATCGTTACGGCTCGGAAGCATGTCGAAGAAATTACCAGAAGACAACTCATAACTGCTACCTGGGATATGTTCCTCGACTGCTGGCCGGATAAGCCTTTTATCAAGCTCCCATTCGGGAATCTCCAGAGCGTTACATCGGTAAAATACAAAGACGCCAACGGTGTAGAGACGACAATGGTAGTTAACGCGGACTATCTTGTAGAGACCAATGGCGAGCAGGCCGGCAGGATTCTCTTACCGTATGGACAGTATTGGCCTTCCGTAGTTTTCTACCCGTCACATCCGATCAGCATTCGTTTCATATGCGGTTACGGTTCAACTGCCGCGAGCGTCGATGACGGAATAAGGGATGCGATTTTGATGTATGCAGCTGCGCTCTGGACCTATAGAGAGGCGACGATGGATAAGGAAACATACGAATATAAAGCGGTCATGAACTTGCTATGGCCAAAAAGGCTGTGGTGAAAAATCTAGTGACGCCAATTCTGACATTTGACAATTCTGGCGACGGTTGTCCTGTTTACTCCATACCTGGTAGCCAGATCTGTGAATGTGAAACTGGCAGAGGATGCCAACGAACGAATTTCTTCAACCGCCTCTGGAGACAATTTTGCCTGAGGATGTCCGGAGCCACTAACCCAGCGACCACGTCCCTTACGTATTTTGTCGGTAGAGTTGTGGATATTAGTTCCGAGCTCCAAGTGTTGCGGGTTTACGCATGGGGGATTATCACACGAATGCATGACCACCATTCCCTTCGGGATAATCACCTTATGGTGCAGTTCGTAAACTACCTGCGTCGCGTGCCGCAATTTTCCGTTGATTCGGATACATCCGTAGCCGGAGGTATCTTTAGAACCCGTCCACAACCAGCATGCGTCCTCGTCCCCTTTGATGGTCTTAGAATCAAGACGTTCCTCAACAGTTCCTCTATAACCAAGCTCATAGGTAAATGCATTTCGTCCCATACCGTGCATTGTATTATAAACATGGGAAAATGTCAAGAAAAGAGGAGGATCTGGACATGAATGCGGGCACTATGGATCGACGGGTGATCATTCAGGCGAAGACCGTTGTGGTGAATAATCTCGGGGAGCCCGTGGAGACCCTTGTCGATGTCGTAACTGTTTGGGCGAATAAGAGAAACCTGACCGCAAGGGAACGATTCACGGCTCAACAACGACTCGCAGAGGTGGACACGGTATTCCGGATTCATTACCGGACGGATGTAACCCCGCGCACGGTAGTCGTCTGTGAGGGCGTGACCTATGATGTGCAGGCAGTACTCGAGATAGGAAGACGTGAAGGGCTGGAATTACAGACAACGGCACGACTATAAACCAAGGAGGTAACGAACATGGCAACAGCAGTAGAATCTCAGGGAACCAAACTGGAAATGGAAACAGGTGCCGGTGCGCCGGTTGCCACCGTCACGGCGGCGGTAGGCTATCCGACGATCATCACTAAAACGAGCCATGGGCTCGGCAATGGCGACGTAGTTACCCTGTCGGCCTTTGCAGGCGCCTCAGCGGCGCTCATGAACACGTTTGTTGTCGTTGTAAAAAACGTCACGACAAACACCCTCGCAGTAGATATTGACACTACTGGGGGAACTCTCCCGGCCGCCAATGGGACGCTGACGCCGGTAACGATGACCGAGGTCGGCTCTGTAACCGACATCAACAGAGAGGACCCCGGCGCAAACGAAATAGACACGACCCATCTTCGGTCTACTTCGAAAGAGTACTTCATCGGCCTACGCGATCCCGGGACGGTCACTTTTTCTCTGAACTGGGTCGCAAGTGAGACAGGTCAGACAGCTCTACGGGCAGCGCAGGCAACTCGCGCCATAACGAGCTTTAAGATCACCTATCCGGACCTCTCCACGATGACATTCAACGCATACGTGAAGCAGGTATCCGGGCCGTCAGCAGCCGTGGATGGAAAGTTGGGCGCTAGCGCAACCCTGAGAATATCCGGGGACATTACGATCACGCCATAGGGTGAGCCGTGGTTGACGCGAAACTCTATACGGTGCTCAGTACCGCGGCCGGGGTTACGGCGATTGTTGGCAACCGGATTTATCCGGACAAATTGCCGCAGACGCCAGTCTATCCTGCTGTGGTTTATCAGGGCATTGCAGGGATGAGGGAAAACGATCTCAAGGGGTATGCGGGTCTTGAGAACCCCTTAATGCAGGTAGACGCCTGGGCGACGACGAAAGCGGGGGCGGCGGTGTTGACCGATGCTATTATTGCGGCAGTCTGCGCGGCGACGACCTTCTCGGCCATCGTGCCCAACGTACCGCAGTATACCTGGGATGATGAAGTCGAGAAGTATCGGAGCATCATAGAATTTTCGATATGGAATAGAGACTAGGGGGAGGATTTATGGTGGTAGGAGGGAACGATAAGGTGGCGATGGACATCGCCGAGGCGTTGGGCCTAAAAAATGCTCGGAAAATTACCTTGCGATTAGCCGCCGGTGAAATAGTCACCCTTGAGGTGGAATTTGCGGCTGGCTTGAACGGTCTGCAAAAACTCCCTGCCATTTTGAAGAAGTACCAGCTGGTTGACTTGGAGATGGGCAAACAAAAACTAAAGTGAGGGAGGGCCTATGGCTTTAACCAGAGCCGACATTGAAAACGCAGTATTTGGGTTGAATGACACGAACATGGAGGAGGTACAGGTCCCCGAGTGGAAGACCTCCGTATGGGTCCGATCGATGACCCTGGATGAGCGGGACGCCTGGGAGGCATCCATCGTCGAAACCAAGGCGGGCGGGGAGACGAAGCAGAACCTCAAGGACTTCTATTCGAAACT